ATCTAGTCCGTTTCCTGCCGTGCCAGCCGTTTGCGGACGGCTTCAAGGGCGGTTTTTACTTTTGCTCCCAGCTCATAGGCACGGGCCAGTTGCGCTTCGGCTTCCGGCAGGTTGTCTTCGCGCTCTGCCTGCAACCCTGCAATGCGGTGAAAGCCCGCCCGTACAGTGTCGGGTATGTCGCTTTCTGCCAGCATGGCCTGTGCCTGCGTAAGATACGGCTCGAACTCATGGTCCGCGTTGTACTGGGCCTCTGCCCATTCCAATGTTTGCGAAGCCACAAACAGTTCAAGACTGCTGCTGAACCGCTCCGGCAGCGGCTGGCCGTGCTCCTGTGCCCATGCGGCAACCTGCAGCCCTTCTTCAATGCGGCCGCTGTCAAAGCACCACACCAGATACCAGCCGATAAGCTCGTGCGGCTGACCGGCAGCCATAAGGCGGTGCACATGGTCTGCATATTTGGGCAGCAGCACATCGGCCTTAAACGCGGCTTTGCGCTCCTTGGAGGCAATTTCCTTCAGCGCTGCAAGGTCCTGCTGCAACGAGGCTAGCAACATGGTGCCCAGCTGGTTGCCACCCATCAGGCCCGCAGGCATGGCACCCAGTACACGGGTGCCGCCTGCGGGGTGCTGTGGCTCAGCTCCGGTTGCAATCTGTTGCTGGTGTCTGCGCATCAGGCTCATGGCTATGCCCATCCGTTTGCGCCGTCGGGCACTTTCACGTTGGCAAATTCCACAGCTACAAACTTTTCAGGTGTTTCAATCACGTAGCCTTCGTTACGGCTGTTGTAGTCTTCCACCTGATCTTTTTTGGGGTTGTCCACTATCTGCCTGCGCCACGAGTCGGACTGGCGGTAAATGGAAATGTTGTCGTAGCTGGTAATCACAAGCCCGCGCGCGGGGAAGTTGCTGGGTGTATCCCACGAAAGCCCGCCAAAGGTTGTCAGCGAAGCATTGAGCATGGCTTTTTCTGTGGGTTTACCGCCCACGGCGGCATACAGGGCTGCTTTTTCCTGCGCGATAAGGTCTGCCCCGATAAGCGCCACAAGATTGCTGCGCATATACTGGGGGATGCCCTGCAGCATGTCGTTAACGGCAATATCAAGGTTGGCCCAGTCGCCACCGGCACCAATGCGCAGCTCGTTTGCGGTGTTGCCCTGCGAAAGAATATTGGCGGGCAGGTTGTCACGCATGTACTGCAGCCAGCCTTTGTTCACGTCCTGCAGCAGGGGGTTGGTCTGCATGTCGGTATCGGCGGCGGCGCTGGTGCCGTGCCAGCCGATTATTTCCATGTCGTTTGCCATGCGCTGCTGCACATAGCGGGCATACCGTTCTGCAAAGTCAGGAAACTTGGCCCACACATCAATAAGACGGTAGGGCATGGAAACGTCCGCGTTGGTCTGGTGCAGTTCGTACCCGCGTGCTTCAAGGCCCATGACGTTGCGGGGCTGGCGTTCTTTGCCCGGCTGGCTGGTGTCTGTGCGGCTGGTTACGGGCGATGCGGCAAAGCCCAGAATGTTCTGGCCCTTCAGTTCGTCCACGGGCAGCATGTTGATTTTAGACAAAAAGGTGGACTGCTCCACAATTTTGTCCTGCAGCTTTTGCGCGATGGAGGGCGTGACGGAAAAACTGTGCTGCACGTCCTGCACGCCGTATGTGCTGGCAAAGCGGGCCAGCATGGCATTAAAAAGTTGTCTGGTGCTCTGTTGCAAGGTCTGGCTCCTGTGGCCCTAGTACAGGGCGGTGTTGTCGCCTGCGGGGCCGTGGCTGTCGGGTACTGCGGTGGCGGGGCGTGCGCTGGAAAGGCGCGTGGCAATGTCGCTTACCTGCTGGCTCAGTTTTTCAATGCTGGTGGCCAGTGTGGTGTAGCTGTCGGCATCTGCCTGCGCGGCAGGCTGTGCTGTTTCTGCGGGCTGTTCTGCAGGGGCGGTGCCGCTGGCAGCTTCGGGCCGGGCGGTGCTGGAAAACTGTTCCGTCAGCTTGCCCAGTGTTTCTGTCAGGCTGTCCAGCTTGCCGGACAGGGCGTCGAATTGCTCTTTCTCCATGGGGTCCTCTTGGGGTTGCGGTGCCTGTGCGGGGTCTTTTTCCGGCTGCTGGCTGAACAGCTTGTCTGCAAAGCGGCGGAACCAGCCCGGCATGGTTTCTTCCGGCTCAAGGCCGGTAAACTCTGTACCTGCGTAAAAGCGGCTGTGCGGGGAATGGCGGCGCGCGCTGAACTTCAGCTCGTCCGTACCCAGTGATGCGGGCGAATCGGTAATGCCAAGCCCCACCAGATACGCCTTGCCGGAATCGGCAAAGTTGCCGTCCAGTTCCATGGAAAAGAACAGGCGCTGGCTGTACTGGTTGTCGCGCAGGTAGCTGGCGTTGGGTTCCAGACGGGCATACAGGCTGACCACGCCTTTTTCGGTATGTTCTGCCTTCAGCTCCAGCACCTTGCCGTAGTTTATAAAGCGGAAGTGATCAGGCCAGATCATGGCGGTGTAGGTGGCGGGGTCGTAATTTTCCGCCGCATCCAGCAGCCATTGCGGCTCTATGATGCGCCCGTCCACCGTGGGGCCGGACTGGCCTATTTTGATAAAGTCGGTCTTCAGCTTGCTCATGCGTCCATGTAGACGCATTGCAAGGGCAAGAGCAAAGAAATGCGGTCCGATATGCTGTATATCGGATGGTTTACAGGCGAGAAGGTGAAATAAGCATGCTATTGCCACTGCATGAGCAGCGGCAACAATGCACAAAAGACAGAAGCAGCACGCAACCAGCGTACATACCCTGATGAAATACGAACAGCGGCACGGGGCATGTATGTGCGCCGTTATACAGTTGCAGAAGTTGCAGACACACTGTCAATACCAAAGCGGACCATATACCACTGGATAGCAGCGGAAGAATGGGATGCCCTGCTGAAACATGAATCCACAGAAGACGCCATAGCCCGCAGGCTGGCCCTGCTGGTAAGCCGCGACAATAAAACCCCGCGTGAAATTAAAGAACTGGATACGCTGGTTGGCTCTCTGGAGCGGCTGCAGAAGCTGCGCATACAGGAAGCCACCCTGCGCAGAAAAATGCTGGCGGGTGAAGCTGTAACCCCGCAGGAAGGTGCACCGCCCGTGGCGGATGCGGCAGGCCAGCCCCGCAAAAAGGCCCGCACCCGCAAGGTGAAAAACGATGTTTCCGGCCTTACCCCTTCGCTGTTTCAGGAAAAGTTCCATGTGCGCTTTTTTGACTACCAGCGCAGGTGGCGCAGCTTTCTGGAATATCGCAACCGCATGTTGCTTAAATCGCGCCAGATAGGCGCAACATGGTACTTTGCGCAGGAGGCCTTTGAAAACGCCTGCCTGACGGGTGACAACCAGATATTCTTATCCGCCACCAAGGCGCAGTCGCAGGTGTTCCGCAACTATATAATACAGCTTTGCGGCGAAGCCTTTGACATCACCCTGCAGGGTAATCCGCTTATATTGCATACCGCCCGCGGTGCGGCAGAACTGCATTTTCTTTCCAACAACTCAAAGAGCGCCCAGAGCTACCACGGGCATATTTACATTGATGAATTTTTCTGGATTACCAAGTTCAGTGAACTGTTCAAGGTAGCCACAGGCATGGCCGCCCATAAAAAATGGCGGCGCACGCTTTTCTCCACGCCTTCCGCCATCACGCATGAGGCATACCCCCTGTGGACCGGCGATAACTTTCAAAAGCGGTTTGCCAAGCGCAAACCGTGGCCGGATGCCGCAGCTCTTGCCGCCGGAGTCATGTGTCCGGACACATATTTTCGCAACGTAATAACCTTGGCGCAGGCGCAAAAGGGCGGGTGTGATCTTTTTGATGTGAAGCAGCTGAAGCTGGAATACACCCCGCAGGAGTTCCGCCAGCTTTTCGGGTGCGAGTTCATAGACGATACGCAGGCCGTTTTTACGCTGGCGGGGCTGGAAGCCTGCATGGCAGATCCGGAAGACTGGCCCGACGTGCAAAAGGGCAGCACGCACCCCGTGGGCAATGCTCCGGTATGGGGCGGCTACGACCCCAGCCGCAAGCGCGATGATGCTTCGTTCGTCATTCTGCTGCCGCCGCTTAAGGCGGGGGGGGCCATCCGTATGGTGGAGCGGCACAAGTGGGTGGATAAATCGTACCTGTGGCAGGCAGAGCGCATCAGAGAGCTGACGCAAAAGTACAACTTCGCCCATCTGGGTATTGATACCACCGGCCCCGGCATAGGCGTGTACGAGCAGGTAAAAAACTTCTGCCCTGTGGCTGTGCCCATCAACTATGCCGTGCAGTCCAAGGCCATGCTGGTGCTTAAAGCCATGGAGGTGGTGGAGCAAAAGCGCCTGCAATGGGACGCGGCGGAAACCGACATCGCCCACGCCTTTTTAACCATCCGCCAGACCACCACAGATAACGGCCAGATAACCTATGCCGCCAGCCGTAGTGCCACCACAGGCCACGCAGACGTGGCATGGGCCACCATGCACGCTCTGGCGGCAGAGCCGCTGGCCCGCCCCACAGGCCACAACAGCTGCACCGTGGTTATCAGCCGATAAAAACAGAACCCGTCATCAGGAAACTTCAATGGCAAAAAAGCATAGAAAAACAACGGCAAAAGCAGGCAGCAGCAACGTGCAGGTGTTTACCTTCGGCGATCCGGAGCCGGTACTTTCCGGCGCGGTGTATGATGCGCTGGGGGTGTGGCTGCTGGATAACGGCAAATACTATTCGCCGCCGGTACCGCTGGCCGGTCTGGCGCGGCTGCTGCGTGCAAATGCCTATCACGGCCCCATACTGGAGTTTAAAACCAACGTGACTCTGCGCGGGTTCAAGGCTTCGCCTGTGCTGCCGCGCCGCGTTATGCACGCCATGACAACGGACTATATGGTGTTTGCCAACGCCTATCTGCAAAAGGTTGTTAACTGGTATGGCGAGGTTGTGGCCCTGCGGCATCTGCCTGCCATAAACATGCGCCGCCTGCGCCATCCGGACTGTTACGGCCTGTTGCTGCCCACAGGACAACTGCAGGAATTTGAAGCAGGCGAGGTGGTGCACATCCGGAACTATGATGTAAGCCAGACCATTTACGGGGTGCCGTCCTATCTGGGCGCTATCCAGTCCATGCTGCTTAATGAGGATGCAACCCTGTTCCGGCGGCGCTATTACCGCAACGGTGCCCACATGGGCTATGTGTTTTACTCCGCATCCAACGCCCTGCAACAGGACGATAGCGAACGCATCAAAAAAGCCATCGAAGGCAGCAGGGGCATAGGGAACTTTCGCAACATGTATCTGCACATCCCCAACGGGCGCGAAAAGGATATTCAGATACTGCCTGTGGGGGACTTCAGCACTAAAGACGAACTGGAGAAAATTAAAAACATCAGCCGCGACGATATCATCGCAGCGCACCGCATTCCGCCCGCCATGGCCAGTATCATTCCCACCGCCGCCGGGGGGCTGGGCGATGTGACCAAAGTGGATGCCGTATACCAGCGTAACGAGGTGCAACCCGTGCGCGAAGTGCTGCTGGAAATTAACGAGCACCTGCCCGTGACAAAGCAGATTCGTTTTGAGGAAGGCGTAACAGAGTAGGAAAAGTAGCCGTACCTACGTTGACACGCGCGGCACGGCTGGCATTGTGTCAATTCGGGAGGAAAAATACTCATGCGTATACGTTGCGACCGCTGCCTGAGCAAAGCTACCATACAGACCAGACGCGAAGAGACACCACGCTTTACCAAGCTGTACTGCACCTGCACCAACCCCGAATGCGGACATACCTTTGTCATGCATCTGGAGTTCGGCCATACCATTTCCCCCAGCGCGCTGGACCTGCACGAACAAACAAGAGCGGCCCTGAAACAATGTTCAGGGCCGCATCAGGTACAGTTGTTGTTGGGGTGAGAGCCTCTATTTTTCAGCTAGATAACTCCGTTTTCCCGGCATTACTCCCCGAACGCCGCCTGTAGGCTCTTCGCAGTCACCCTTTCTGCGTGGAATAAGGTGGATATGCGCGTGGAAAATAGTTTGGCCAGCATCAAAACCGTTATTTACGCCTATATTGAAGCTTGTAACGGATGAATCTTCTTGCTGGATGTTCTCTTTCAGCCGTTGCAGCAAAATATCTGCATCGGCTTTTTCTTGTGCTGTCAGGCTGAAGTAGTCTGGCGTGTGTCGCTTAGGAATGATGAGACGATGCCCCTGTGTGACGGGGTATTTGTCTTGAAGCACAACACAAGTGCCGTATTCATCCTCTACGTTGCCATTGGCGGCAAGTGTGCAAAAAATGCAAGAGCTGTTATTTGACAAACTCAAACCCCATAGATTCAAGGTCAGCAACTATGGCGTGCAGATCTTCGTTGCTACTGTTTACCTCTGGTACAAAAAGGCGCGTGTGGCCATCGTCCAGAAGTGCGTAAAGAGTCTGTAAAAAATGTGCCTTAAGCTCTGGAGACTCTAACCACGTGTCAAGGTTGCCCCAGTGCGCTTGCATTGCCCCATTTTTATTGGGCTTCTTACCCCATAAATGGATAGAGGCAATGTTGTGCCTGCATTCGGCCAGTGGCTGCAGCACCTTGTCAATGTCCTGTCTTGTATGTGGCTTTGGCCCGAAGTGGGCGGAAAACAGCTGTGGAACATCCAGGCAAAGGCGCAATTTTAAACTTTTGCGGTCAATAATTTTTGAAAGGGCGATTACGTCATCCCGTTTGCTCAGTGCAAAGCGCCCCCCGCTATAACGCGTGCCGTGCCGGTTTTCTATGACAATGCGTAAAGGGGAAAAGTGAGCGCTTAATTCTGCTTCGAAAGAAGCATAGATTGCCGCAAAGTCTTCCAGCGTGGGGCAATAGTCCGTAAAGGGCGGATGAATTTCAACTATGGTTGGAGCAGGGTGGCCTGCGCACAGTCGAATGATGTATTCGCAAAACTCGGTAGCCCATTGCGGACCATGCCAAAGGCGGGGAATGCCGGATTTATGGCTTTGTTTTATGGTCGCCAGACCTTCCAGCGCTGGTTGTGAAAACTCTCTTGTGCCTGCCGAGTACTCGGTGTGCAAACAATATGCTTCTGCGGGGCGTAATTGTTTAACATCAAAGTGGGCGGCAAGCTCTGCAATGGCAGGCTTGATATGGGATGGATAACGCTTTGTGTGATATTGGACAGGGATAAGTTTTGGCATATGTAACTCTTGCTATGGCAAATGAATACAAAATATTACGTTGGGTATGGTCAAGAGTCAACGAGTGGTAAATATGCCCTTTGAACCTGCACGAACAAACAAGAGCGGCCCTGAAACAATGTTCAGGGCCGCATCAGGTACAGTTGTTGTTGGGGTGAAGATATTGTTTTTTGCTGGCCAACTAAATGTTTTTTTATGCTGGTGTTGCGCAAATTGAGTTGTCTTGATAACGGATTTCAAAATTGGAATACCGTATTGGAGGTAGCTATGTGGAAGGTTTTTATCGTTGCCGTTGTGTTGGCTCTGGCTCTGCCTGTCGTGTGCATGGCAGGACAGAAGCAGCCTGAAAAACAGGCTGAGCTGCAGCAATTGCCCGAGTATGAAAATTGCCCGAGGCCGGAAAAAGACGCCCCCCAGCCGAACAAGCAAAAAGCCCGTGCTGCCATTATGCTGGATGTTATACAAAAACATCCGGAAAAAGCTTTGGATATTATGGAACTGTTGATGGAGCGCAAGATGAGTGTCGGCTTGCGCGAGGGCATTACTACGACTTGTGCAGACTACATTATTTTTATTAGCGGTAATGAAAAATTTGATCCGCCCTTTTTAGCTACAGGGCGGATCTTTGGCGACTTTAAGTAGCCATGCTGTTAAATTTTTGAGCAGGAGACATCAATAGCATCCACGGCGCAGACGGTAAGGCACTCCATGCAGCAGTTGCAGTAGGGAATGTTAGCAGTAACTACTTGTTTACCTAGAAATTTGAATACACCCCGTTTGCATGCGATTACGCATGCACCGCAATTTGTGCACTCCCAAGGGTTTATGTAAATTCCAAAACAACTTGGCATGCTATTCTCCTTTGTTAAATGTGCCAAAATTTAGATCGGTGTAAACGTGGTGTGGTATAAATATCTCTGCATCCGTTTTTGCTAGGAACGTACAATAGCAAAGCGCCCGCATTACATTCCAGTGATGCGGGCGCTTTTTTGTGTCGGGTAAAGGTTGTTATTGCAGCAAAGGGAGTCGTTGCCGGAGGAATACTTAATCTTTTATCAACGCCAGCAAAGAGCTTTTGTAGGGGGCTGTGCCCTGTCGGTACACCTCAGGGAACCTGTCTGTAATCCTTGCCACTTCAAACAGGCTAGGACTAAGCCAGAGTAATAGCTGCATTATTGACGAGTATCTTTTTCGTAAGATGTCCAGCCTTTTCCAGATGGGTTCATGATGAAAGACTCGATTTCTAAATTTGCGAATATCGTTCAGTTCGGTGGCTAAATAGCCCCTGTCTCGGTATGGTTTTACAACGTTACCAAACGCGCCGTTCAGCAATACAGGGACAAGGCTGGCCGCATATGACTTGTTGAAGAGTGCTGTCCAAAAGCCAAATTCCAGTTCTGCTACAATTTTTCCTGCTCGCTTATGGTCTTCTGGCTGCAGCTTTCCGCGAGCCTTGGCCACTTGTCCGGTCTGGTATTTTGTCAGGCAGTTGCCATCAAACCAGAGGGCGTTTCCGTAATGCGAAGCTAAGGTTTGATGCATTGCGTTACGCAAGGCAATTTCCAGGTGCTGTAAAGGCGTATAAAGAGCCGCCCCTAGTTCGGCGTTCCACATGTACCGGAGTAGTGCGTCAAAATGTGTCTCGCCAGAATAGCGGTAAGCGCTTAAGCGTTCTTCTGAAAGTGATTCAGCTACCAGTTGCGTAAAAAGCCCTTGCATGTCGTGAACCCTGTGTATATATATGTCTTGCAGAGCTTGGGAGAAGACCCCTCTTGGATTTATGCCAATGAAGTCCCCAAGCCATTGAAATCAAACCCCGCATTAGCGGGGTTTTTCTTTTTTATCAATGTAAACAACATGCCCCCGTCACAGGAATTGTGGCGGGGGCGTTTTGTTTATGTTCGATTGCTTGCAGGCAGCTGTTCCTGCCTTTCCAGCGTGTCACCGCAGGTATGCAGGTCTGTGGCCAGCAGGGATAGCAGCAGCGAAAGGCCACCCATGGTTTCGGGCAGGTTGGCGGCCAGCGTGCGCAGGGCTTCGGCGTGTCGGTAGATGCGTTCTATAGGGTCACTGTATGACATGAGGCGTCTCC